TGCCAGAAAGTACAGGTGCTGAACTTATATCAGATAATGTCAGACTTGAAAAAGAACCATCAATTAATGGAGACTTTGCAGTTAATGAACCTTTAGAAAAAAGATTTGTAGGTGAAAGTACATCCCCACTAAATGAAGAAAATGAAAATGAACCTTTATCTAAAAGACTTTTAGTTACTTGTTCTCCCATACTTAAGTTCAAGTCTGCTGATAATCCGGGTGTTTTTATTTTAGATAACGCATCGTTAACAAAATCTACTTTTCCTGTAGCTACATTAAAACTTTTATCTATGCCTTTACCAAGTTCTAAGTTTCTTGCTCCCATTCTCATAGATAAATTATCTGTAAAGTTTTTCCACATACTTCCTAAAGTTTTACCTTCTGCTCCGATTGGTATTTTACCAATAGTATTACCAGCTATTTTACCTACTGTATCAGAAATAAAACCTGTTACAGTATTGTAAGCAGCTCCTATTTTTGCTCCAGCAGTATAAATTCCTTTCATTAAAGTTTGCATTCCAGCACTCATAGCTTTAAAACTAGCACTTGCACCAGCTGCACCAGCAGCACCCATACCTGCCCAAGCACCAAAAGCTCCCCATATTGCCGGGAGAGCATAGGGTGCGATAAACATTAATGCCATTGTGCCTACTGGTCCTAGTTTTTGTTGTATTTTAGCGAAAGGTTTCATAACTTTTTTAAAGGCTTTACCAACAGGTTTTAATACTTTTCTAATTTTTCTAAATATTTTTTTAAACATAATTATCCTCTAAATAAATCTATAAAATCTTTTAATCTTTTTGTAGCACTTTTATCACCAGCATTTAAATGTGCATTACCTAAACCTGCCACAGCTATTTGTGTTTTTCTTTGTTCAGTATTATCTGATGCTTTAAAAATTTGGTCAAACTCATCTCTTAGTTCTTGCCACAACTGAGCTTGTGCTGATTGACTCATAGCAAAAGCATTTTGAGCATTTCTAGCATTTATTGCATTTTGTGCAGCTGTATCAATTTTATTAGCTTCTCGTCTCCAAATAGCATTACTTTGTTCTATTTGCATTGCATTTTTAGCATTAAACTCTTCTCTAGCAAATTTTTGATTAGCATTGTATTGTTCAATACTAGCTGCCATTTGCGTATTAAATTTATCAACATCTACTAATCTACCAGCATCTCTAGCAGCTGCAGCATTTGAAGCTGCTGCATTAAATTGATTCATTTGAGCTGCTCTGTTAGCATTATTTTGTTCTATTTGAGCTGATAAATTTATCATAAACTGGTCTACTTGATTTTGATTTTTAGCATTAAACTGAGCCATAGCATTAGCTGCTGATTGATTACTTAATAGTCTTTGTTGTTCAGCCTGAGTAGATAACATACTAGATTGTTGTCTAGCATTTAAATTAGTTAAATCCATCTTTAAAAAATTAGCAGCATTAGAACTTACTAATTTTTCTGTTAACGTAGCTTCTTGTTGATTAATACTAGCAGCTATAACTGCATTTTGAATAGTAGCTTGTTGGTCATTACTAGCTTCTGCTAAACTTACAGTCTGTAAAAATTTACTATTACTTGCAGCTCTTTGTTGATTAGCAGTAAACTGAGCCATATCCATATTAAAAACATTTTGAGCATTTTGAATAGAAACTTGTTGTCTTAACGCAGCATTATTTTTTTCTTCTTGAGCAATTAATTGTCTATCTAAAGAAATAGAAGTTTGTAAAGCTGTAGCATTAGCTTGTGCTAAAGGAATAGCTGACTGTATAATAGTATTAATTAAATTATCTCTACCAACAGCAGAAGCTTCAAGACCTCTTGATGCTAACATTTGTTCTACAGAAGCAACAGCCGGAGCAGCCCAACTAGGAATATTACCTTCCTCCATACCTTTTAATAAAGTATCTAATTGAGTAGTTACTAAAGCTTCAGTTGGCAGCCCTTCTACAATACCTCTTTCTTGTTCAGTAAATGTTGTTAACTTAGCTTCTAAAGCTTGAGGATTATCTCCTAAAGAAGTTATAGACTCTTCACTTAATCCAGCAGTTCTTAATTGTTTTTTAGCCCTAGTAATTCTAGCTAAACTTGTACCAGCTGCTTGAGCTGCTGTAGCCATAGCTTGTGGACTAATAACTCCTGAAACTTCTTCTTGTAAAGCTCCTGTTTTAACTTGTATATCTTGACCAGAAATTGTAGGTGCATCTTTAATATCAGCAAAACTAGCTATTTCTGCATCTGTTAAACCTTGTGTAAAAGTTCCTTGAGCAGCTGTTGTAGGAACGGTAGTATCTACTAATTCTGTTTGTGCTAAAGCACTTGTCATTTGTTGAGGTGTAAGCTGCATAGGAGTGTCGGCAGTTGTAACAACTTCTGATGCAGGTATGCCAACAGCTTGTGTAGATACACCTGTATTTACTGTAGGTAAAATTCCTTCGCTTGGTACACTAGCTAATCCTGCAGCTGGGTCTACATTAGCTATATCTGGTTTAGCAGCTTCTGGTAAAATACCTTTAGCTGCTTCTTCCATAGCCTGTCCTGTTCTATTTACTCTTTGTTCTCTTTCTGTTAAATCTGCCATACTTGTTGCTCCTGCTCCTAGTTTTTGTGCTTCTGCTAATTGTTCTGGTGTAAAATTTGGTAGATTTACTGGAAAATCTAATCCTAAATCTACATCAGTGTAATTAGGGTCGAAAATACCCGGAAGTGCTCCTCCTTCTGATAATCCTTTTCTAGGTGGGTTTTTAGCCATAATTTATTTTACCTTAATTCAAACAGCTTGTCAAGTTTTTCGTCTAATTTATCTAATCTATCTACTAAGTCTTTCATAACTGCTCTGGACTCATTTTTTGTAACATAGTCTCTAGCTATTTCTTCTCTAGTTTTATTTAACAAAATATCAATACGTTTATTTTCTTGAGAGTTTTGTCGAATGTTGTAGAGTATTGGAGCTAAGACTAATGTTATAAAAGCATTCCAAATCAGGTACGAAGATAGTTCCATATTATTCTGTCTCCGGTGTTTCTAGAACTTCTATTCTTGATTTTAAATCTTCAATAATATCTTGTTGTTCTTGAATTGCTTTTGTTAATAAAGGCACTAATTTACTTTGGTCTATACCTTGATATTCAGGATTGCCTTCTTCATCAACAGCATCTTTTTCACCTGTAATAGCTTCAGGAACTATGTCTGAAACTTCATGTGCTAAAAAACCATCAACTGTTGTATCTGCATCAGATATAAAATTAAATCTAGCTGGTTTAAGTTGATTTAATCTATCAAGAGCATTAAATTCATAATTTATATTTTCTTTAAGTCTATAATCTGAAGATGTATTAAAAGCTGTTGAAGAAGAAGTGATTGAAATACTACCGACATCACTTCCACCATTTTGTTTAAATCCAATAACAACACCATTATTTGTTCTATCAAATACACAAGCAGCAGCACCAGTTCCCCTTGCTTGTAATACAGCAGAAGAACTTCCTGATGCAGCAGTAAGACCAACTAAAAGTTGTCCAGCAGCAGTTAGTCGCATTTTTTCTGTTACAGAATTAGCATTAGATGTATAAAAGGCTACACCACCTGTTCTATTTCCTGCACTTGTTCCATCAGCTTCTTTAAAGGCTTGAAGCCAAGCAGCGTTTGTACTTCCTAATTGAAATATTAATCTTGCACCTTCATCAGTAGAGCCTGATGATTGATTTGAATTTACAATTCTTACATCAGGAATACTACCAGCACCACCATCTCCACCAAACTGAGCAACTGTTCCTTCTCCTACATTATCGTGTACTACATCAAGTTTATAAGCAGGGTCAGTAGTACCAATCCCAAGTCTTGCATCTTCATTTATTCTCATAACTTCAGTTAAACTTGCATCTTTTATAATACTAAAAGCTAATCTACCATCTTCGGCATAAGACTCACCATGATTGGGATGTCCTAATATGCCTTGTATTTTTGCAATAGTTGTTTGATTACTTGCTGTATCTTCTGAATCAAATCTTATTTCTCCAGCCAAATCTCCTTCTGCTGGTGAAGCTGAATTTCTATGAAGAACCATTACTGGACCAGTATTTGCATCAGCATCAGTAGATTCTAAAATTAAAGTGTCGGTATTACCTGTATTGACTACTTTTAAAGTTCCAGCAGTTAAAGTAGCAACTTCTGTACCTGCTATATCAAATCTAATAGTATCTTCGTCAGAACTTTCTTCTACTTGAATTTTAGTATCGCCATCAGCATCTTGTACAGTAGTAGCTGTACTAATACTTGTAGTAGTCAAAGTAATACATTCTACTTTTACACCTGTTGGAGGTGCTGTTGAAAATGTTAAAGTTGAACCTGAAACTGAATAAGTATCTTTATGTTGTAATACACCATCTAAAGTTACAAAAGTAGCATTTTCATTTGTTGGAGTTGCACTTAAAGATAATGTAGTATCAGAACCATCTCCTGTCATCGTATCTATTGCAGGAGCAGTTCCTCCACCACCACCAGCTATAGCACCCCATTCATCTGTATAACCTTCAAAGCCACCAGTAGTTGAATTATATCTAAAGTAACCTGCAGCAGGACTTCCCGGTCTTTGAGCTGTAGTACCTACTGGTACATGAATAGCATCTGTATTAGCACCTAAGTCTAATGATACATCTGGTGAAGTTTGATTAACACCTATTCTATTTTCACTTACATCTACAAATAAAACACCACTATCTACATTAACATCTCCAGAAAATGTAGCTGCTGCAAAAGTTGTTGGAGTAATATTAGCACTACCATCAAAACTTACACCACCAATAGTTCTAGCAGTTGTTAAAGTAGCTGCAGAACCTGTTGTGTTTTGGTTAAGAGTTCCTACTGTTAAGTCTATAGTGCCGTCTGCATCTTGATAATCAACTGTAATACCTGATTCAGTATTAGAACTAAACATAGCTCCTACTGTATCTTGAACTACTTCTGTTAAGTCTATGTTTGCAGTACCATCAAAAGATACTCCATGAATAGTTCTGGCAGTTTCTAAAGCTGTAGCAGTTGCAGCGTTTCCTGTAGTATCTTGATTAAGTGTACCAATTACAAAATCTAAAGTATTATCAGAGTCATCGTAAGTAACAGTAACACCTGTTTCAGTGTTGCTTGTTACCATTGCTCCAACTGTGTCTGAAATAGTTTCAGCTAAAGTTGTACCATTAACTGTTATAGCATCTGCTTCAAGTGTACCATCAACATCAACATCTCCAGAAATATCTAAACTAGCAGCAGTTAAAGAACCTCCAATAGTTAAATTTCCTGAACTAGGATTATAAGTAAATCCTGTATCAGTTTCTAATCCTTGAGTTCCTGTAGCACCATCAACAAATACAGGGAAAATTGTTTCATCTGTACTATTATTAGCAGAAACAGTTACTGTTGTAGCTAGTGCTGCTGTACCTGTAGTATCTTGGTTAAGTGTGCCAATTACAAAGTCTAAAGTATTATCACTGTCATCATAAGTAACAGCAATACCAGTTTCGGTATTACTTGTCACCATAGCTCCTACAGTATCAGAAATAGTTTCTGCCAGTGTAACTCCACCAATAGTAATTGCATCGGCTTCTAATGTTCCATCTATATCTGCATCGCCACTAATATCTAATGTAGCTGCATCAAGCTCACCACTAATAGTAATATTTCTACCACCAGTTATATCTTTGTTTGCATCTGTTATAATAGCTTTACTTGCTATTACTGTTCCGTTAGTAATTCCATCTATAAGATTAATGTCTGCAGCACTTGCTGTTACACCATCTAAAATATTTAACTCTGCAACTGTTGAAGTAATACCATCAAGAGCATTTAGTTCTGCAGCAGTTGCTGTAACTCCATCAAGAATATTAAGTTCTGCAGTTGTAGAAGTTACTCCATCAAGTATATTTAATTCTGCTGTAGTAGCAGTTACACCGTCAAGAATATTTAGTTCGGCTGCTGTAGATGTAACACCATCAAGAATATTTAATTCGTCTGTAGTTGAAGTAACTCCATCTAAAAGATTTAATTCAGTAGCAGTAGCTGTAACACCATCAAGAATATTTAGTTCTGCAGTAGTGCTAGTAACACCGTCTAAGATATTAAGTTCTGCAGCAGTGCTTGTTACTCCATCAAGAATATTAAGTTCTGCAGCAGTTGAAGTTACTGTAGTGCCATCAAGAGCAAGAGTATCAATCTCAGCAGTACCATCAATAAATATGTTTCTCCATTGTTGTGAAGAGCTACCCAAATCATAAGTGTCATCATCATCAGGAATAATACTTGAGTCTACATCAGCTCCAAAAACTACATTATCAGTAGCAGCATCACCCATAGTAATTGTACCACCGTTAAAAGTTGTAGTACCTGTAACTGTTAAATTACCTCCTACTGCAACATTACCAGTAGTTGTAATTGAGTCTATATAAGCATCTTTAAAATATAATGAACTTGTTCCTAAATCAACATCACTATCAGTGACTGGAAGTAAAGCACCATCTTGTAATCTTATTTGTTCTACTGCAGAAGAAGATACTTGTACATAAAATCCCCATCTATTATTTGTACTATCTACAACTATTTTATTTAAAAAATCTAAATCACCAATAGTATGAATATTACCACCTTGACCTGCAGTACCATCGTGTCGGTGTCCAGTAGAACTTGCACTACTTGAAGAGTAAGTGAAAGCATTTACTAACTGATTATATTCATCATTAAACAAAGCTGCAGTTATAGTATCTCCATCTGAAAATGAGCTTTGTCTTGTGTATGTTTGTGCCATAATTATCTCCTACCCGAAGGTATAAAGTCTACATAAAGTCCGTTAACTGTGTAGCTTGGTTTTGTATCATTACTTGTTACTGTAAAATTATTACTTGTACCACTACCTTGTAACGGTACTCTTATCATTGGATTATTTTGTCCGGCAAATTTATTTGTATTAAATACTGCACCACCAAATAAAGAAGGTGGGTTTATAACTCCTAAATCAAATAAACTTGTTGGTTGTGGTACATCGGTACTATTATAATCAAATTTAACTTGTACATCAGGTTCTACAATACCTTCTGTTGCCATAGAAACTCGCAGATAGTGTAAAGTTTTTAAAGTTCCTAAATCACCATAATCATAATTAGGTGTCGTGTATCTTGCTAAAATAGCAGTACCGTTAAAATCATCACCAGTATCGTGTTGATAAACATTACCATTAGTATCACCGTGATAATATTTTTCTACACCATCATCATCAAAACCAGAACCAATAGCTGTAACTTCGAGTCCTCTAGTTTCAGACCATTGAAAACCATTAGGTCTTAATGTGCCAATAATACCTCTTTGAGTGCTATCAGCAGCAGAAGTATTTGTATAAAATAAACGATACTGTGATTTTTCTCTTAATACTACACTATTTATTGTATAAAGATTTATACTTTCTGCTAAATCACTTAAAATATTTTGTATTGAACTTGTAACAGTACCTAACTCCACATCTCCAATCCTTGCTGTACCAGCTACTGTTCTTAATCCATCTGGTGCTAAAAATATTAAATCACCAGCAATTTCTTGAATACTATAACCACTTAAACAACCTACGTTTTTAGTTACTGGAACTACAGCTATCGTACTAGAATTATTTATATTCTGTAGTTTAAATATTGAGTTTTCACAAAATATAAATAATTCGTTACGGAAACTTTTAATACCTTTTAT